TAATATGGCAGATGTATTGGGTTATGGAGATTTAGGTATGGGACAGAATAAAGAAAGAGCGAGAGAAATGGGAGCAGTTGACACAATCAAGAAAGCAGGTGTTTCAGTAGATGCAGTTCCTGATGAAGTTCAAAATGCACTAACTCGTGATTATTCTGGTTTGATGAAAGCAATTAATAAAAAGAAATCAGGTGAAGGTGGTTTCAGACCATAAAGGTAAACAATGGCAAGAAGTGTAAGAGAAATAGATAGAAACGAAGATAAGAATGTTGGAATAGGATTCCCACTTGACTATACCGATACTGAAGGTTTTTTTCGTAAAACGAAGACAGTATTAGAACAGTCAAGACACAATCTAAGAAACCTATTATTAACTACACCAGGAGAAAGGATTATGCAACCAAACTTCGGAAGTCAATTAAAGTCAATTGTATTTGAACAAGGACAAGACATACCGAACAGAGTTGAAGAAGTTGTTCGTTCAACAACCGATACCTTTTTACCTTATATTAATATAATCAATGTATTCACCGTACAAGAAAAAAATGAAGTCAATGTACAAATTGAATTTTCCGTACCTTTAAATCCAGATACGATAGAAACATTAAGCTTTGACTTTAGAATTGGAGAATAAAAATGTCAGACTTTGGGACAAACAAAAAAATAGTAAAAAAAGAAGTAAATTATCTCGGTAGAGATTTTACAGATATTAGAGAAAACTTAATAGAGTTTGCGAAAAACTATTTCCCAAACCAATACAATGATTTCAATGAAGCATCACCAGGTATGATGTTTGTTGAAATGGCATCTTATGTCGGAGATGTATTAAATTATTATGTAGATAATCAATTTAGAGAAACACTTCTACAATTTGCTGAAGAAAGAAAAAATGTATTAGCGATTGCACAATCATATGGTTATACACCAAAGTTGGCAACTCCCGCTACCGTAGAATTAACATTTAGTGTTGAAGTACCATCAAAAGATATAGGTGGTAATGTATTTCAACCAGACTTAGATTACGCTGGAGTTTTAAGTGGTGGAACAACCATTGAAGCTTCTAACGGAACTACATTTACTTTATTAGATGACATTAACTTTAACTTTTCGGGTTCATTAGATACGATGGGTGTTGAAATGTTACAACCATCTTCCGGAACAAATCCTACGAATTACAGACTTACTAAAAGGGGATTAGCTGTTTCTGGTCAAAGAGAGTCAGAGTCATTTACTTTTAGTAATGCTAAAGAGTTTGATAAAATAGTTTTATCTAATGATAAGATTACAGAAATTATATCAGTAACGGATAGTGATGGAAATACTTGGTATCAAGTTCCATTCTTAGCTCAAGATACTGTATTTGATTCTATGGAAAATACAAGTCTTAATGACCCAAGCTTATCATCATATCAAAACGATACACCTTACTTATTAAAGTTAATCAAAACATCAAGAAGATTTACAACTTATGTTAGAGAAGACAACAAAACAGAAGTAAGATTTGGTTCAGGTATTAGTGATAATGCAGATGAAGAAATAATACCAAATCCAGATAATGTGGGTTCAAGATTAGGACAAGGTGTTTCAAGATTAGATGAGTCATTTGACCCGACTAATTTTATGAAAACAGAAACATTCGGACTAGCACCAAGTAATACTACATTGACGGTAGTTTATAGTCACGGTGGTACAATAGACCATAATGTTGGTTCAAGAACTATCAATTCATTTTCAAGAAAGTCTTACACGATATCAACTGAAAATTTAAACGCTACCTTAAGAGCTGCATCAGAGGCTTCATTATCAGTAACTAATGAATCACCAGCAACAGGTGGTTCTTCTATGGAAACTATATCTCAAATAAGAGAAAACGCTGCAGCATACTTTAATGCACAGAACAGAGCCGTAACCAGAGCAGACTACATTACAAGAGTTTATTCATTACCACAGAAGTATGGTAATATATCAAAAGCTTTTGTTGTTCAAGATGAACAATTAGAAGAGTCTGGTCAATTACAAGTTATTGATGGAATAGCACAAAGAGTCAACAGAAACGCTGATAATATAAATCCATTTGCTTTAAATATGTATTTGTTAGGATATGACTCAAGTAAAAAATTAGTAAGACTCAATACAGCTGTAAAAGAAAATTTAAAACTTTACTTATCACAATATAGAGTATTAACGGATGCTATCAATCTTAAAGACGCATACATTATTAATGTGGGGGTAAAGTTTAATATTATTGTTAAGAGAGGATTTAACAAAAATGATGTATTGTTTAGAGCAATACAAAAGGTAAAGCAATTTTTCTCTACTGATAAATGGCAAATTAATCAACCAATTATATTGAGTGATTTAGCATATCAGATTTCATTAGTGGATGGGGTGGTATCATTAGTTCCACCAGAAACCAACAATCCTAATAAAGATTTAATTTTAATAGAAAATAAACACTTAGTTACAAACGGGTATGGTGGAAACATATATGATATAAATTCTGCATCAAAAGACGGAGTTATATATCCTTCATTAGACCCAAGTATATTTGAACTTAAATTCCCTAATACAGACATTGAGGGTAGTGTGGTAGGAGATAGATAATGCATTATTTTGAATTTGGAAAAAGAGACACAACAATTTATTCAGGTGGAACAACCAGTTCTATCAATACAGGATTAGATGAAATATTAGAAATTAATAAAGTTGTAAGTGATAATGGAAATGTCCAAAATGTATCAAGAGTATTGATTGACTTTGACTTATCTTACATATCACAATCTATACAAGACGGAAAGATTCCTTCTACTACAAAATATTATTTAAATTTATTTGATGCAACTTCAGAAGAAGTTGAAGCAGAACAAAGTATTTTTGTATATATGATTAGTGGTAGTTGGAAACAAGGAACAGGTAAACTTGACCACACACCAGTTACGAGAGACGGAGCTAGTTATCGTTATCGTGATGAAGAACAATCAACACCTTGGGTTACAGGTTCAGTATTGACTGACGGAGGTTCTTGGTTCACTTCACAAACTGGTCAATATAAAGTTAGTTCATCTTATGATTTAACTTTTGACAAAAAAGATATTAGAGCAGATGTTACGGACTTAGTTAATAACTTTGTTTATTCATCATCAGTTTATCCAAACAACGGATTTATTATAAAGAGACAATCCATTACACCAACAGATTCTACATTCTCATACAATTCAGGTAGTGACACTACAAAAGATGAAGCTAGTTCAGATAGATTAGGAAACCTAAAATATTTTGGTAGAGAAACACATACAATCTATCCACCTAAATTGGAAGCAGTTTGGGACGATTCAAGTTGGTCAACAGGAAGTTTATCAGGATTGGGTTCAACAGATTTAGAAAGTCTAAAAGTTTATTTTAAAAATTTAAGAACCGAATATAAAGAAAACTCAATTGTTAAATTTAGATTAGTTGGTAGAGAGTTATACCCTACTACTACATTTGGTACATCACCAGCAGAACTTAGTGTAAAATATTTACCAAGTGGTTCTATATTTTATGAAGTAAGAGATGCTGATACTGAGGAAGTAATCATACCATTTGGTAGTGGTTCAAAAGTTAGTTGTGATTCCACAGGTAATTTTTTCAGAGTTCAGATGAACGGATTCCAAGCAGAAAGAAATTATCGTTTTTGTGTTAAGGTCGCTAGTGGTAGTGGAACAACTGATGAACAAATTAATTTCTATGATGACAATTATGAATTTAGAGTAGTGAGATAAAATGCCTTACTTACCATCAGACGCAGCTAAAAAATCAGAACTATATGATAATATGATTAATGCTGATAGAAATGAATATCAGTCATTCATAGAAGACATTACTAAGAAGTCAGAAATATCAGGTTCAGTAAACACCAATGTTACACCAAGAGATGAAAATGGTAACTTAGTATCATTTGAAAGTAATGTACCAGGAGTTGCACTTGAAGAGAAATTTCAAGAGGTGAGATTACCAAACACACAATATTTTTTTAACGGAACCTTAGACTCAGAATTTACATATTATGGCCAACCCAAAGACCTCGAAGACGATGATTCAGGTGATGGTGATACTGGTGAAGAAGATTCAGTTGATGATGAAGTTGTAGAAAGAATTCTTACCAATAGAGATTATCTTGTTGAAGTTGTTAGTGAGATATTCGGTGAAGACTTAGACGAATCTACATCAACAGCAAAACTAAATGCTAAACTACAAGAGTTCTTTTTAAGTGAAAGAAAGAGATATAAGTTTGTTAGAAAAAATGAACTAAATAAAAATGCCGAAGGTTGGGAAGAATTTAGATTAAATAAAAAAAGAAATGTCCGAGGTATCAGTAAGAAAAGATTTAAAGAAATTAAAAAAGATTTAAAGAAAATGAGATATGATGAAATCATTGAAGACCATTTGTACAGAACACTAAAAGGTCAAGAAGTTTGGTTAAAACTTGGATTTCCATATGTTATAGATAAAAACATAAAGAGTTAAGATGGCAAAAGAATACGGATTATCACAAAAAGAAAGAGACACATTTTCATCACCTACTCGTATATATAGTAGTTTTGGTAGAGATACCACTAACGACTTTTTGATGTTACACGTTTACGACACAGGTGGTAATTTGTTAGTCAATAAAGTTTTAGCTTTAAATGAAGTTGATTTCATAGATGAAGGAAACCACATTGATATTAATGTTGGTCAACACCTAAGAGATTTAGGATTTCGTGATGGTGAATATGATGTAACTTATAAATTTTTAAGAAGACTAGCAGGTAGAGAACGACCAATATATGTTGATTCAAATGGTATAGTTTACACTGGAGAAGTTAAACGAATCGTTGATGAAGGTAAACCAAGATTTTATAAATCAAAAGGAGATAATACCAATAGTGCAAATTTAGAAGAACTTTTTGTTAGAGAACAGAAATACAACATCACGGACATTGCACCAGATAGAGATGAGTTTATATTAGAACTTGACAATATGATATCATACGAACCATACAGAAATGAGTTTGTTGAAATGGGTGAAACGATTCAATATTCACCAACAGGTAGAGCACAATTTGATTCAAAAAAACTAGACATAATGGAATTTGAAATTTCCGATACTGATAGAGGTTTTACCCAAAATATGGTAGGAGCTCAAATAGTTATTCCAAGTATGTATAAAGTAACTGGATTAGAAGACTTTGATAATTCAGATTTACCAGATGATGATACCGAAGATGATTCTACTGATTCAACTTTCCTTGATGATTATAATGTGAATGGTGAGGTTCCAGATTATTCAAATTCACAATTAATTTGGTATATACAAAATGGTACTGAAGAAGAACAATTTGCAGCTGATGGTGCGTTACAAGATAGAGCACAAGATATAAGATAATGATTAATAAAACAAAACCAATAAGGTTAAATTAGTATGGCAAGAGCTAAAGGAGAGTTTCCTAACTTTGATGTTGGAACTGAAGAGTCACAACAAGGTAAGGGTAAAAAAACCAGTTCACAACAAACGACAACCAGAATGATGTCAAATGTTGGTACTGGCGGTGGTGGTGCCCAATCACCATCAAACATAACTACTCCAGGTAGGTCTCAAGTGAAGTCAAATATACAATCAATATATTCACCAAAGACTACAAACCCAAAGACACAAGCTCAATCAGTAGTTAGTTCAACATCTAATACAGTAAAAACTATACCAAATACACCAGTTGCTTCAACTTTACAATTACCTACACCAAAACCAAATACACCAACTGCACCAATTAGAACTATACAATCTATTGGTGGATTACCAGTGGAACCATCAACTGAAGGTGTTTCATCACAAGGTCCAGCTGTAGCATATGATGAAACAGCTCCAAGTAATATTGTTCAAGGACCAATGTTTAAAAATTCTCAAACAAATGTTAGACCAGATGGTGTTACTGAAATTCTCGGACCAGGTGGAGTAGTATTGGAAGAAATAGGTCGAGACGGAAAAATAATTTCCGACCCAATAAAAGACGCTGGGTTTGACCCAATAAATCCACCAGCAAGTATTCAAGCATTAAGAGATGAATTTTCACAACACGTATCAAGTGGTGCAGATGAATCTGGAAAACCATTTTATGTTTCAGAAGAAACAAAAGCAGCTATGGTTGCTGACGGGTTAGGAAATAGAGCATTAACTGAAAGCGAACAAGCAGAAAAAATTAAAAATAATCCTTCGTTGTTAAATATTGCCGGATATCAAATACTACAACAAGATTTAATTGAAAAGGGATTTCTACCTAATGGTAGTGAAGTTACAACAAAGGGTGGTAAAAAAGCAAAAGAAAAGATTATTAATCCAAAGGACATTGAACTAAATGCTCAAGATTATGTTGCAACTATTAAAGAAGTTTTAGATTACAATCGTATTAAAGTTTCATTATCTTACAATGATGGAGTTGATTTATACAAACATAAAGGTGAAGACCAAGTATCGAATAAATTTAAAAACACAAAAGTAAATTATACAAAGAGTAATATCAATAGATATAAAACATATGCTAAGGTTGATAACGAATACTACTTGGTAACAAATAGTAAGTTAGGTATCGAGGGTAAACAAAGAATTATTAAAACTAAATCACCATTATCTTCAGATGTTGAGATTGGTGATAAATTTACATTAGTAGAAAAAAGATTACCAAATTATTCTGAAAGAGTTAGATTGGTACCATTTGAATCTATACCCAATGACGGACTATTTTTAAGACTACCAAACTTTAATTCAGTAGATAATCCAATCAACTTCAAAGGAACTGGATATCAAACACATACAGGATTATTAAGTGAAAACGATGACGACACCAGAGATATTGAAAGACTTGTATCTTCAGGTAGTTTGTTAGATGTTCAACCAAATATTGATTATCAAAAGACAACATCAAATTTAAATTTTGAGGAAGACGATACCGGGTTTGGAAACTTTATTCATTTCTCAAGTGCAGAAAGAAGACTTAGTAATTTTAAAAAGAAATTACAATTAATCGAAGGATATACATCAGATAGTTCATCCTTATCACCAGTATTAAGTTCATTATCAACTATACAAGATATTGAGAAGAAAAGGCAACGAGTGAAAAACTCTTTTGACCCATATGAGAACTTCTTATATTATGAGGCTACATCTTATGTAAGTTCATCAGACGGACAATTCCACGATACAAGTTGGCCTAAGTCATCTTCATTTGATTCTTCTGGTAAACAAATAAACTACATTTTAGATTCAGGAGATGTTGATTCAACATTGTGGTATAACAATATGATACTAAGTGCTTCTGATTATGACCAAAGAAATATGAACTCATTAAAAAACTCTTTACCAGAACACGTTTATTCTGATACTCAAAACAATGTGTTTTTAGAATTTATGGATATGACTGGTCAACAATTTGATGAAATATACACATATGTTAATAGATTTACTGATATCAATAAAAGAGTAGATAAAATATCAGAAGGTATCTCGAAAGATGTAGCAAGAGAATATGCAAAATCACTTGGGTTAGAATTATTTAATGGTAATGATTTAGTAAATTTACCCGAATATGTATTAGGTAAAAATACAGACGGAACGCCATTATACGAATCACCACAAGAAGAAGTTACGGAAAAGATTTGGAAAAGAGTTTTAGCTAACTTACCATTTTTTGTAAAATCAAAAGGAACTGAAAGAGCTCTAAAAGGATTGTTAAGTTGTTACGGAATACCGAGCTCTATATTAAGAGTTAGAGAATATGGTGGACCAGATGACGGAAACAGAGCAAGTTATGAAATAAAAAGAAAATTTACAAGAGCAACAGATTTTAAATCAGGACAATATGTTAAAAGTAAATGGGATGCTTACAATGGACTATATCCAGACACCGTAGAATTTAGATTTAGAAGTCCTAAATCACAAGACCAAGTAATCTTACAAAAATCAGGTTCTGGTGCTGGGAGTGAAGGAAGTTGGGCTATATCACTTGAAGACAATGGTTCATCAGATGACTATGGTTACTTAAGATTTACCATTAGTGGTTCAGACGGAAGTGTAAATTACATTACATCATCTTTACAAGAATTCTACAACGATGATATGTGGTCAGTTATGTTGACAAGAAAGTCATCAAGTGGTGTAGAACACTCATCTGAACTTACGACTTTTACTTCAAGTTATGAATTGACAGCAAAACAATATGATTCAACAAGAAAAAGAATTGTTTGGTCAACATCCGAATCAATGGCAGTGACATCATCAACTATGAATGCAGCATATACTTCATCAGGACACATTTACTTAGGTGGTGATGGTAATTCATTTGGAACACAATTTAGTGGTTCATTAATGGAATATCGTTTATGGTCAGAACCATTGAGTTCAAATGTATTTGACAATCACGTTCGTTCACCCAAGACTTACAATGGTAATAGCTATTCATCTTCTTATGATGAACTATTAGTTCGTTATGAATTAAACGATAATAGAAACCTTACAACATTTGGTGTAACGAGTTCGGCACATTTAAAATCATATGAACAATATTCAATAGCTACTGATGGATTTACAGGAAACTTCTCAAGAACATTAGTAGACCAAGAAAAATTAAAAGTTCCTAATATCGGTCCAAGTCGCAGAAATGCAACAAAGATTAGAATTGATAATTCTTACAAACAAGGAACAATATTTAATGATAAAAGAGTTCTTTGGGAAACACCATCAATAGATAAGTTTACAAAAGATGACAATAAATTAGGAGTTTACTTTTCACCAAGTGATGTTGTAAATGAAGATATTATTTATAGTATTGCAGATTTTAA